TTGCCTACCCTTGCTCCATCCCTTTCAGGCGGTTGAATAGAAAAAGAAGCCGAATTATAAACAACGCCTTTATATGTTATATTGTCCGAGGAGTTTACAAAATAATAATACTCTGTACCTGTCAATTTAAAATGTGTAATTTTAATTAAATAAGGAAGCATTATTTTCCTGTCATGAGAAGCTAATCGCTTTTGTGCCTTCGCGGATAACATTATGCCTCCAGCCAGTTCATTGTGATTTCAAGATTCAACGCGGCTGTATTTCTTACCGACGGTCTTGAATCGGGTTCAAATTGATATTCTACTAATATTCCTGTATTATCATTTATTTTTGGATAAGCAAATGTATGGACTCCTTTTCTACAAACACTTGTCCACCATGTTTTCCATACTCTGTATTCATCGAGTGTCATATGCATTGTTACACTCACACCGTCAGGAGTATTAATGTGATTAGTTCTAACTATTCGCTTTCCGCTTCTTGTAACATTGGCAATAATACCAATCGAGTGATCCCATGTGGAAGTATTAAGTACAGTTCCTACTGGTTTATAATTTAAAGAAGGCCATTCTATCACGATTGCTGCCTCCGTCCCGATCTTCTCTGTGCTCCCATATCAATGGCTGTTTGATACTTGCCGCTTGCTAAACCATTTTGTACAACTCTATCTATTGTTACTTCAATAAGTTTTTCACCGTCTCCGGTTATTGTTTCGTTCTGTGTAATAACCGAATCAGTTTTATTTATTATTTGAACAATCACGCTCGATCCGCCGCTCATTAAATCCTGCGGCCGCTTTGTTGCGATAATGTAATCTTCAGGATGAGTGTGTACAACACCTCTTGGAGTAATAATTGCATCATTTACTGTTATTGAATTATCGACTCTGCGTTTTTGGGTTAAAAAATATTCTTGCTGTTGTCTCTGAGCGGCGATTAAATCTAACAATTGTTGTTGTAAGTTTCTAAGTCTTTCAGCTTCTGATTTTTGTCCTGATGAGTCTGCATCACCTATCATTCCGCTTACAAATGACATTAATCCTGACGCGCCAATAAAAGCAAGACCAAGCGCAAGATTTTTAGGGATTAATTGTAATCCGACGTTTAAAAGAAGATTAGGCATCGCATCAATTAGACCCCTAAGCATATTACTTAATGCGTTATTAAACGATAGCGAAAAATCAGCACCCTGTCTGAAAGCTCTTCCAAGCTCATTTGTAAAATCCAAGAACCCTGTACCCATTAACTTTTTCATCGTATCTTTTAAGGTATCGAGTACGTCTCTTAAAGCTTCTATTTTTTCAATTTCTTGTTCAAAGTTAAATAATTCTAGACCTTTTTCTTCACCGAATTGTTCTTGTAACTCTAGCAGCCTGATTTGTTCTTCGGTCAGCCATATTAATTCTTTTCGTCTTTCAAGTTCTTTCTTAAGATTATCAGCAATTGCAGATGTTTCTGCATTAATTATTTCATTTGCTCTTTCTACGCTGCCTACTTGGCTTATTAATTCTCTTATTCGCAGTTCTTTTTCAGAAAGCCCGATTAATTCCATACGTCTGTTAAATTCTGCTTCGTATTCAAGTCCAACAATCTCATTTGCCCTTTCTTCGCTGCCTACTTGTTCAATCAATTCGCGTATTCTTAATTCTTCTTTTGATAAACCAATTACTTCAATCAAATTATTATATTCTTTATCATAACGCGCACTTTTTGCCCTATTGTTAAATGCTATTGCTTCTTCTAATACCGCTAAATATGATTCTTCAGTTCCGTCCCATAATCTGGATTCTGTCATCATAAATAATATATTATTAATTCTATTTGCGGCATCATCAAGCATGTCTGTTCTATCCAATCCTAATGCTTCGTAAATCGTACCATGTTTTTCTGATTCATTAAAAAAGCGGTTTTGAATAGACAAAATATCATCAAAGTATTTAGTAACAGTTCCATACTCATTTAAAGCTTCTACTTGTTCATGTGTATAACCCGTAGCTTGTGATAGTAATTTTACCCATTCCTCAAATTCTCTTGTAATATTATTTGATCCCTTGGTAGCATTTTCTAATTGTCCATATAAACGTCGTATAATATCTTCAAGATCGCTTGCTTCTTGTTCTGTCATCGATCTGTTTCTTAGCACGGTGTCAACAATTGCTTGGGTTCTACCCTGTTCGTCCAAATATGTGCCTTTAAATATTCGTTGCTCCTCTAGCACCATAGTCCCGCGCATTGCTTCAAATTCTTCTATACTTGCTCTTATTCTTCTAATAGTTCCTTCCTCTGTGCTTGCATGCGCTTCTTCAATTCTGGATTGTATATTTTTATATTTGTTAACGCTTAGCTCTAACTGTCTGTTATATTCTTCTTGTTCTTGTACTAACTGCCTATGCGCTTCAACTACCGGCTTTAGTCTTCGAATAACTTCATCCCAATGATCTATTTCTTCTTGAGACATTGGAGTTACATACATTTCTCCCATCAGTTCATCATTATAAGTTTTTGTCGCTCGTACAGCTTGCTCGTACTCGGCAATCATTCTAGTAACAGGATCGTCGCTGTATAAACCATCAATAATTTCGCCAATATTTTTTATTTCGTTTAACGCTTCAATTTTCCTTGTATAATATTTTTCCTGCCATTCTAGCCATATCTTTACAATTGCCGGTATTCCATTCATCTCTGCCCAGAGAGCTTTATATTGTTCTTTTAATCCTTCTACTATTGTTTTCTGCCCAGCTATTGTTTGCGTGCCTTTCTCCATCGCGCCTTCAAAACGGCCGCCTTCAGCTGATGCTGCTAATATTGCATCTCTTATATCTTCAAAGGCGGTACTTCCTTCTTTCCCGATATCTTTTAAGAGTTGGTTTATAGGGATACCAGCCATCATAAATTGCCTCATGTCCATGCTTGTGGCTTTACCTACGTTTGCAACCTGCGCTAGATTTAATGCCATTCTGTTAAACACGTCGGCGTTCCCGCTGGATACGTTCCCTAATCCCTCAAGTATCGGTATCATTTCAGACGCGCTCATTCCAGCTTGACGAAGCATTACTCCAGCCTGCGAAATACTTTCTAAATCAAAAGGAGTCTTTATAGAGAATTTTTGAAGTTCGTTAAATGTTCTTGTAGCTTCTTCTGCGGAAGAACTAACGACCATTAAATTTGTTTTAATAGTTTCAAACTTTGAAAAAGCATCTATTGATTCTTGCACAAATTTAATAGCAGCCTCACCGATTTCCATTACTGCGCCTATAACAGCTTGTGCAGGGTTGACTATACCTAATAATCCAGAAGCTACAGATTTTAAAGGGCCTGGAAGTTTATTTATAATTAATTGGAAAGCTCCAAACTTATTTACAAGATCGTCTGTCTCTTTTCCAACAACTTTTGACTTTGCTGCAAAAGCATCCAAGTTTCCTGTAGCGGTAACAACACCTTTTGAGTTGATTTCAATAACTAATCTACTTATATCAGGCATTGTATCTCCCTAATTATTATCCCGGAATGCTTTATTTTACTCTGATGCAGCCCATGATGCCATTTTTCTAATAAGACCGACTTCATATATTGATAATGTATTTTGAGTTGACGCGCAGTAAGCTGTAATATCTTGATATGTAATACCATTTGGACACAAATAAAAAATATCAATAAAAGTGTTAAATAAATCAGAAAAGCAAAGAGGGGGAGGAATATCACCATACTCTTTTTCAAGACCTGTTCGTGTTTTCCATGTATCATATCCAATTTTACTGACAATATTCTGCCGGTCTTCATAATGGTTGTAGTGGACAATTTTATCCCCTTCTTTCTTTGTTCTGTCTGCGTGCAGGAAGAAGAAGCGTTTTACTGCATTTTCTAATTCCTGCTCGGCTCCGATAAAAAATTGGTTCGGTCCCTCGAAACCTTAAATATGAAATCTTTTAATGCAGGAATATTTTGAATTAATAATTTATACGATTCAGTATCATTCTTTATTTCCTTGCAATGCAGCGTAACAGGTTCTTCTTCGCGGCTTATAACCTTTGAGCCTTTTCTTTCAATCTTCCAGCCGCGAATGCCGGCAATGCGAACTAATACGGCTTCATTGTCTGAATCAGTCAATTCGTCAATTGCTTCATCGTCCAGTTCAGAGGAATTGTTTTTTGTTCCTCCGGTCATAGCGGCTTTTAGTTTTTTTAGAGATTTTCTACCATGCTTTTGTACAGCATCCGCATCATCTCCCAGTATTAATAAATCAAAATCACATGGCTTGCCGTAAAGTTCTACCGGAGTCCACACGCCGGCATCCGAATTATCTTGTGTTGCAAATTTACTTAAATCCATAATTTATTCCTCCGTTACCGTTACATCACAAGTGTCCAAATGTACGCCTGTGGTATTATCATCTGCTTTAATAGTTATTGTTGCAGTACCTGCGTCAATAGCCAATACATTGCCATTCTGATCTACTGTTGCGATGTTCGGATCATCTGATTCCCAAAAAACGTTTTTATTGTCTGCGTTATCCGGTTGTATAGTTGCGGTTAATATTTCGGAGTTTCCGACTTCAAGAGAAAGTGCATTTTTATTAAGAAAAATACTTGAAACCGGAATTGGGTCAGGTTCGATAATTACTTCTTTTTTTACTTTCTTTTGGATGCTAAAGCGTTCCTCACCAAATGTAGAAAATGGCAATGCGTATTGAAGCTGAGTATCGCCGCTCATCGTTGAATTGTCGAAGCTGATTTGAAGCTTAAAAGTATATTCGGCATCATCTTCTTCACTGTATACTGTGATGTAAAGCTCGCCGCCTTTACCCTGTTTTGCAAGGTTATAAAGCTTACCGTCTTTAACATACTCATTAATTGTTCCGGTAATGTTAAGCATTCCCAGAGTTTTATCAATTGCTTCTGTTTGGAATAAGCCCTTTAATTCTTCCATGTTATTGCTGATAACAAGTGTGATATCAACTCCATCTATATATTCTACCGGGACATCATCATTCGGGCCTTTGAATTTCCAATTACCCTGAAGGGTAATAAATTCTTTTGTTTTGAATGCCGGAAGAATGTTATTCATACTTATAGGAGGAGCATCTTCTAAAATTGGATTATTTTTCCCCATTAAACCGAATGTGAGCTTTACAAGCGCGCCGATTGTGAAAGAGATATTTAATGTGTTAAACTGGAGACCTTTGTAAAGCTGATACAGTTTTGGACTTTGTGTGTGTTCATTAAGCAGTGAAAATGTACGCTGTTTATTTCCGGGTAACATAATGTAAACATCATGGCTGTCATCTGATAATGTATCGCTTTTTGTAAAACCTGCTTCACTGCACAGTACCGCTTCCAGATACTTATCGTATTCAATCGGTGCGAAATTTACTACAAGATCGCCAGCGTTAGAATCAGTACCTTTAAAATTACGTGATGGGTTGCGGCCAGGTAATTTGGTATCGTTCTGAATAGTCTCGTAAGAACCATTAAGAGTATCTGATACCCTACGTACAGTCTGGAGCGGCGAGGGATCAAAAAGAGTTCCGTCCTCGTTCTCTGGTGTTAAATATAAATTTTTATTCGGCGCAGTTTTAAAACTCATTTTATTCTCCTTGATTAAAAATCTGTTTTAAGAATAGATTGCGATATAATGTTTCGCAATTCGTATATATATCCGTAGAATGTATATGCGATGTATTATCTCGGAAGCGAAGCAGTGAATTCACATCTTACAACAGTTCTGTGAAAAGTTGTTTCTGCGCCATGTGTTGCACGATATGTTCTTTTTATCATTACTTCCTCAAATGTTTTCCCTCTTTGAAATAATTGCACAATACAATTGTATCTTTCATTTGCTCCTTCCATGCCAACACCCAGCGGATTGATAATGTCGATTTGAAATAATCCGTTCCAGCGATTTTCTGCATTCGTTCCTAAGCCAGCCGGTTCGGGTTCATTCGGCAGAAATGATAAAATAAAATATTGATTATCTTTTGGTGGAGCAAAAAGAATATTTGGTAAAGCAACATTGAGAAGTTTTCCGTTCGCATCTTTCTCGATAAAAGGTTCACCTGAAAACTCGTTCAAGGTTAAGAAAGCATCCGTTAATATTTTCTCAATATGTGTATCTGTCATGTTAATTTCCTTCTGCCGCTTTAACGGCTCTTTCCCATAATTGATCTGCTTTCCCTAATGTAAGACCGACCATTCCCTGCGGTGCTTGTTTTGAAAATCCACCGATTGTTTTTTCAGTTTCTAGCTTATCAGTGAAACCACCATATTCCAATTTGCGAATATAAGGCAAATTGTTTTGTATTAAAATCTTGTCATCTCCATTCGCTTTATCAATTATCGCCGCACCATCAGCGAGAACATTACCAGTATTTGCTTTAGATGTATCGAATTGATCTGTTTCACTATTCAATGTTACAATCCAATTCTGCCGCGCCGCACCGGTATCAACAGGTGTTTTCATAACAACACGATTAAAAACAGAGAATGCAAAAATATTAATTGCTTTTCGAGGTGTGTTCTTTATTTTTGCAGCCCATTCTAAAGGGTCTGTTCCTTCCCATGCCATACATACCCCTATTTCTTCCTGCAATGTAATTGACAAGAAATAATTGTCGTGCCGTCTGGGTTAATCGGCGTACTATTAATTATCTGAAATATATCTATTAGTGCGCCGGTCTTTTTATCATAAACTTCTAAATTCGATATTGTTGGAATTGGGTCACCTTCAAGAACAGCGATGACTTTTCGATCACCAGCTTTTATAACAGTACCGTCAATAAGTCTATCCGCATAACCGGTAACAATACAGAAGCCATTAGACCTTTTATCATCTTTATCGTATTTTTTTGTTTTTGTGTTATATGTTCCAACACCTTCGATAGGATTAACAAGAATACATTTTGCACCATTTGAACCAATAAGGCTTTTTGCTTTTACAGCTAACGCAGAATAATTTACACCCATTAAACACGCACCACTTGAGCCGAACCAATACTTGAACCTGTGTTAATATTTTCTTTTTTGAAAAGTCCTCGCAGTATTTTATCTAGGATTTCAAATATGGTTACTGAATTATTTAAACTATCTTTTGGATTGGCATAAGAAATATCGACAGCACCTTCAATTCGTTCTCTTATAATATCGCGGTTGTCGGTACTGAATAAACTTTCTTCTGTCATGGAAAGCCAGACGGCTTCGGCGGTCGCCTTTTTTACTGCGGTTGGAATACCTTCGACAGCAAACCCATATAATTCAACATCGGTACGTGGAAAGTTTAATCCCTGTTTAAGAGATTTTCGGTTTCCTTCCCACTCATAACTGATGTCAACTAACTGCGTGGCTAAAATTATTGTGGCGTTTTTAACGTCTTCTGTTAATTCATTAAATCGAGCAAGCCTGTCGCCCATAAGATATTTCTCGACATAAGAAATATCTACATATGCGTTTGAGTCTGGTAATCCTGTTCCATCCTCAAGTATAAACATGGCTTGCCTCAAATATTACTTTAAATAAGCGGTGGCGCTATGGTTTCAAATAGTGTGAGTAAATCTGTCTCGGAAAGCGAAGCAACATCATCGGCTGTTTTCAGGTTTGCTTCTACAATTCTTGCCCTGATGGTTTCGATTATTTTTACCAAAAGCTCGTCTTTTTTGAGCGTATTAAACGTACCATCATCTATCTTTTTATTGGCCGCAAACACTAAAAGCTCGTCTTTTTTAAATATGAATAAATCAGAAGCACGAGTTTTGATGTCTAAGGCTGCTTGGATGTCTGTTGGTGCCGTTTTTACTAAAGCTTCTCTGGCATCTATTTCTTTGTCGTTACAGACATGGTATCCGTCTTTTTGCGCTTGAGCAATTGTTTCCGGGCTGTTAAATATATCAGCGTACTTATCACCTTTCCTCATTGTTACTGTTTTGGACATAATATGTTCCTCCAAATATTAATTTTGATTCCTCCCGTGCGATACACGGGAGGATGTGCTGTTTAACCGAACAGAGTTAAGATATGACGTGGGCTGATTGCTTTCCAACCCCATGCAGATCGGATCTCAAGCCGATTCTGTAAGTAGTCGCCATACAATGCAACTTGGAAGGCCAAACCTGAAACCGGATCGATAATGTTTTTTACATCCTTTGCGCTGTCACCATCTGCTGGAAGCTTGGGAGGACGGCAAACCAGAAGTAATGCGTTCTTATGGAATGCTATACTAGGAGTATATTCGCAGTCCACCAAGGTTATTTCGGAATCATCAGCGATAGCGTCTCGGAGACCACCAACAATGGTAAGTACGGTACTGCCACTTGCGACATCCTCTGCAACTACATATTCTGTAGTGTCGTCACCAAAGCGAATAATATTTCCTCGCTTAAATGTACCGGATCCAGAATCAATAAAAATCTGCTTGGCCCCTTTAGCTGCTTCTCCGTTCACCAAATACCCAGCAGCGTCACCCGGTTCTATCGGAATAAGTCCACCTGATTCCCAAATATTGAAATTCATAATTGGACGTATGATCCCCTGTCTAAGTTCGGTATCGCCTCCGGATTCGTTAACACGGGTCAAATTTGGAATAGTCAACAGATTAGCAGCCGCGATGTTGTT